GGGATAATTAATATAATGATTAACCAACTAATGAGGAACAGAGATGATTGCAGAAACCCTTGCGGGTATTGCACTGGTGAAGAGTGCCGTAGATGGTATTAAGTCTACCATTAATACCGCCAACGATATAGGCGAGATTGCTAAATACGTAGACAATCTGCTTGAGGGTGAAAAGCAAGTACAGCAACAAAGGGCTAGAAAATCTGGATTAGGTTTAGGAGACCAGCTAGGTATAGAGTCTGTAGCCCAAGAAGTTATAGATGCTCGTATAGCACAAGAAAAAGTCAATGAAATGCGTACCTTAGTAGACCTTCGTTTTGGTCCGGGGACGTGGCAGTCTATAGTTGATTTGAGAAACAAACGAATAAAAGAATTAAAAGAGGCTCAAGCTAAAGCTAGACGGGAGGCTATGCGCCGACAACAAGAGATGATGGAAAGTATAAAACTTGCCGCTGGTGTTGGTATAATAATGGCTATAGGTATGGGCTTGCTTATTTTTCTCTTGACAATTATGTAAGATAATGGTATAACTTAAACATGGCACTGGCAAAATCACAACGTAGTCTAAAGAACTGGACAAAGCAAAAGTGGAGAACTAAGAGTGGCAAAAAGTCCTCAGAGACAGGTGAGCGTTATTTACCAACCGCTGCTATCAAATCGCTTTCGCCGCAAGAATATGCAGCTACCACCCGTGCTAAAAGAGAAGGAACTCGTGCTGGTAAGCAGTTCGTCAAGCAGCCTAAAAAGATATCAAAGAAAACGGCAAAGTTCAGACGGGGAGTAGGAAGCTAATGTGGACAGCGTTGATAGCTCCGATTGCTAATATAGCAGGAAGTTGGATAGATGGAAAAGTCGAGCAGACAAAAGCTAAAGCTACTGCTAATGTTGCTAGAGCGAAAGCTGAAGCAACGATTATGGAAAAGAAAGCCACAGGAGAAATTGACTGGGACATTGAGATGGCCCGTTCTTCAGCATCCTCGTGGAAAGATGAATGGCTTGTAATTTTGTTCAGCATACCCTTAATACTAGCCTTCATTCCCGGTATGGAAGATGTAGTGCGTAATGGATTTGAGCAACTCAACAAAATGCCTGAGTGGTATCAATATTCCTTGGGAGTTATCGTTGCCGCTTCTTTTGGCGTACGTTCAGCTACAAAATTATTTGGTAAAAAATAGTGCAGATGTGGCACAAGGATGGTCACACTACAAAAGAGCAAGCGGAGATAAACCGTGCCAAAATTAACAATGGAGAAATTTTTAGCATGGAAAATACTCCCAAGATTGATGATGTTATCAATGACGATAATGAGCTATCAAGTGGTTCAGTGGTTTATGGCTCTGGGTGCAGATGCAACGACACAGCAAGCTGCGTTTGTATCGACAGTTGTGGGTGCGATGACGGGGGCGTTTGCTGTATGGATGGGACATGAGAACAAATGACTCACATTATATGGGCGTTAGTTCTAAATGTTTGTTTCGCAGACGGTCAATGTTTTAAGCAGACTATCCAGTGGTTTGAAAATGAGCCTGAATGTTTAGAGTTCAAAGCTATACATGAAGCAATACCACAAGACGGTAATTGGAAAAGTGTTGAATATAGTTGTGGTATAGTAGGGGCTATTGGCACATGAAATACGATAGACAAGATTTAATTGAAAAACTAATAGTTGCAGAGGGACTGCGCCTACAAGTATACAAAGATACACTAGGAATTGATACTATTGGTATCGGACGAAACCTAGAAGACCGTGGTATAAGCAAGGAAGAACTTGACTGGATGGACTATCCATCTATTGACCACGTATATGAATGGGGAATAACCGAAGCTGATGCGGTCTATCTAGCAACGAATGACGTACAGATTGTCGAGGAAGAACTGGTACGTGCGCACCCTTGCGTGGACAGGTTGGACTCTGTACGTCAGCTTATATTGATAGACATGGCATTTAATATGGGGGTTCCTCGCCTGTGTAAATTTAAAAAGATGTGGGCTGCTGTAGAAGCTGAAGACTTTCCTACTGCAGCAAAAGAGATGCTTGACAGTAGGTGGAGTAGGCAAGTAAAAGGTCGGGCTACTAAGTTGGCTAACGCTATGCACAATGGAGAGTTTTGATGGCTAGTAATATTGAAACAATAAAAAAATCAAGAAAAGGTAAAATTGTAGTAGGATTAGACCCCACTAAAAAGACTAGTTTTTTGCCACACACTATTGAAGATAAACTTAGTAAAGCAGCAAAAAATGTTAGAAAATTTGTAGACAAGATAACCGATTAATGGCTAGAGAACTTACAGAAAAGCAACAAGCATTTCTAAACGTCCTGTTTGAAGAAGCAGGTGGCGATATGGTAGTAGCAAAAAAGATGGCAGGATATGCTGACACTTCTAGCACTTCGGAAATTGTTAAAGGTCTTAAAGAAGAAATCCTTGAGGCAACACAAATGTACATGGCACGTAACGCACCGAAGGCTGCAATGGCGATGACAGGTGCTTTGTATGACCCGACTGAGTTGGGTATTCGTGATAAGATGTCTGCAGCTAAAGAATTACTTGACCGTGTAGGTCTGGTAAAGACAGAGAAGATGCAGGTAGAAGCAAGTGGCGGTGTTATGCTTATGCCACCTAAAGCACCTGTTGAGGACGATGAGTAGAAAAAATTTTATTTTTACATATGGTCTTTTTGGTTTTGCCTTATTTGTAATAATTCTTCAAGGTTTATTATAATGTCTGATAAAAACAAAATATCGCGTAGAAGTTTTTTGAAAGGTTTAGGTGCAACAGTTGCTGCTGCTACTACTGGTGTGCCTACAGGGGCAGGTAAAAAACAAGACCCTTTAAAAAATATGTTAAATCAATTAAAAAAATTAGATGCAAAAAGCGGTGCGCAACAAGCATTAGTTAGAGAGTTAAGACGCCCACCTACGGATTACAATAAATACATATCACGTAAAGTTATCCAAAGTTTTTTAAAAAACAAATCTATAACACAAAATTTTGCTAACAAAATTTCAAATTTATTAAATAAAGCTCCAAATGAAAGAAAAGCGTTTATAACTGAATTTGATTCAAAGGAAGACACACGTAGTAAAAAAGTGAATACTATAAGAAATAAAGCTATAGAATATACAAAGAAAAATAAAATACCTGTTGTTGTAAATGCAAATGGAACTACAAGACCACTAGATTTGAAAGCAGGTGAAGAGGTTGTTTATAAAAAAATTCCAAATCATCCACACAATGCAGTAATGGCTAATATAACTAGTGCTGCATACAGAAAAAAACAAAAACAAAAACAACAAACTCGTGTAGGTCGTGTTGGAAGCGGTGGCGGCTCACGGGGTGCAGATGGTATTATTCGTGGATTAGGTAGTGACTTTGATGAGTTGTTTACAAGAAATCGTTTTGGTAATACAGACTATAGAAAAGGCGGTTTGTTCCGTAAAAACAAATGACACGAAGCATAGGCAAGTGGAAGCTGCCACAGCCAACAGACATCAAAGAAGAAAACGAATGGATACCTATCCCACGTATTGCACGTACAGTACCATTCGGATATAAACAGGATGATGAAGACCCCGACATTCTTCAACCTATACCAATAGAATTGGATTTGCTAGAGAAGGCTAGGTCGCACGTAAATCAATATAGCTATCGTGAAGTAGCAAACTGGTTGAGTACGCAGACTGGCAGATATATCTCGCATGTAGGTTTGAGGAAACGATTAACGAATGAGCGAAGACGTAAGAATCAAGCTGCAAGCCTCCGCAAGTGGGCAGAGTATGCGGAAAAGGCAATCGCCAAAGCGGAAGAAATCCACACGCAAAGAACAGGTTCCAGAGCCAGCAGCTAAAGTAAAAGAAGTTTCATATGAAACACAAAGCATAGAAGAACATGCTAATGTGTTGTTCAAGCCTAACCCCGGACCACAGACGGAGTTCTTGGCTGCAAGTGAAAGAGAAGTTTTGTATGGTGGTTCTGCAGGTGGTGGCAAAAGTTATGCCATGCTTGCAGACCCTCTACGATACATGGGGCATCCACAGTTTAGTGGGCTTCTGCTGCGACACACCACAGAGGAGTTGCGCGAACT